TGAGCAATACACCTCGCTGGTGCGCTCCACGAACTTCCGCACTTGGCAGGCAAACGCCATGGCCCGCGCCAATATGGCCAAGCAAAACCCGCTCTTTATGGGTGAAGCCGGTCTGTGGAACGGCATCCTGATCGTCAAGATGCCGAAGCCGATTCGCTTCTATGCTGGTAACAGCCTGCGCTGGTGTCCTACCACCACGGCCAACACGGAAACCGCCACTGACTTGGTACCGGCCGCCTTCGGTACTGGCTTCGCCGTCGACCGCGCTTTGCTGCTCGGCGGCCAGGCGCTTGCCCAGGCTTACGGTAAGTTCCGCCAGTCGCAAGGTTCGTACTTCTTCAGCGAGAAGGAACTTGACCACGGCGACAAGCTGGAAATCCTGCTCGGCATGATTGCCGGTACGTCGAAGATCCAGTTCTTGATCGACAACGGCGGCACCTCGAAGGAATACACCGACTTCGGTGTAATGGCCATCGATACCGCTGTGGCGATTGCCTAACCAAAAGCAAGCAGGCCGGGTTAATCCCGGCCTCTTCTGATCTTCAAGGAGAAGCACCATGAGTACAGTTTCGATCAAGGGGATGAAGAATTCCCAATTCACTTATCCGGCGGGCAACAAGACCGTCATCAAGGGTAACTTCACGACCCGCTCTACCGGAGTTGCCGAAAACTCGGACCTGGCCACTGCCGTTCAGGTCAATGACATCGTTCGCATTGCCTTCCTGCCGTCCGGTACCGAACTGCATGATGCCAAGGCCATTGTGTCGGATGCCTTTGCAGCTTCGACCACGGCCGATATTGGTTTCCTGTACGCCGATGGCGTGGATTCCACTGCGGTTCCGCAGGATGGAGCCTATTTCTTCTCGGCGCTGGCTACGTCTTCTACTGGACGTACCCGTTCGACAGTCGCTAAGGCTCCGGTCCGTTTGCCGAAGGATGCCTATCTGGTCCTGACCCGCAAGGGAGCGGCTGACTCTGCCGTTGGCATCATCGATGTCTTGGTCGATGCCGTGCTGCAAGGCCCGCTCTAAACGGAAGCAATAGGGCTGGCCCAGTGGGCTGGCCCTTTCTCAGCGGAGAAAACCATGATTGCAGTCAAGTACATCGGGCATCGCCGGAATTTTGTCGATGTCATCTATGGTACAGGTATCGCGTTCGAGCCTGACCAGACGGTCAACGTCGAAGATGCCATCGCCCACAAGATGCTCAAGCACACCGACGTTTATGTTCGCGGCGAACAGGAAGAGGCTGAAGCCCCGGCCGAAGCCAAGAAGAACACCGTCACCCAGGACGATGATCCGGACCAGACGGCCCGCGATGCCATCGCCAACATGACTAAGGGCGCTCTCATCACCTACGCGAAGACGACCTTCAGCGTGGATCTTGACAAGAAGCTGTCGGTCGGCGACATGCGTACCCAAGTCACTGGCATGTTCGACCAGTTCGGGACGGACTAAACCATGAACTTGCGCGAGCTAATCGATCAGTTCCGGATCAAGGCACAGGACAAGGTTCGCCCTTACCTGTGGCCGGATGATGAACTCGCGCCATGGTTTTCCGAAGCGGAGAAAGAGGGCGCCATTCGCGCCAAGCTGATCCGTGGAAGTGATGAATTCACGATCACGGCCGGCGAGGCAATCGTCGACTTGCCAAGTTCCCTGTTCGACATCCAGTACGCCGAGCTTCGCGCCGATGATGGCACGGTCAAGGAGATCACTGGCACCGACCGCCTGACGCTTGATGCGCTGCGCCCTGGTTGGAGATCCGCCAAGGAAAAGCCGGTGTTCTACATCCACGACGACAAGACATTGATCTTGGGCGCCGTACCGGATGCCGACTACACGCTGTACCTCGAATTCTTCCGGACGCCGGATAGCCCGCTTGAGGCTGACAGCGACGAGCCGGAGATTGCCAAGCAGCACCACATCCATCTGGTCGATTGGGTTTTGTTCCGCGCCTACGAGAAGCCGGATGCCGACACGATGAATCCGGGAAAGTCGAAGGACGGTGAAGAACGGTTCACCGCCTATTTCGGCAAGCGCCCGAACGCTGATTTGCGCCGCCGGCAGAACGCTAACCGGCCGCATCGCAACCGACTCCACAATTAAGGGGAAATCATGGACGCGCAAGTATTCCAGATTGACGAGCAACGCAGCAAGCGCAGCGCTCAATTGCCGGCATTCCCGATTCCGCTGGATCTGGTGGCGGCTACGCGCAGCGCCACCGAGTTCTTTGTCTGGTACGCCGGGGCTATGCTGACCATCCATGTGGCCATCGTGTGCTCTGCGTGTGAATCAATGGTGTGCCATGGCTGATTTCGAGCCAGCATTCCAGCGCCTCATGCGCGACGAGTCGATCAGCCTGACGGACCACGCGAAAGACCGTGGCGGCCTGACCTATGCCGGCATCACGCGCAAGTTCCACCCCAAGTGGGAAGGCTGGAAATACATCGATGTCGGCAGCACGCCGCCGACGCAGTTGGTCCGCGACTTCTACCACGTCGAATACTGGATGCCGATCCGGGGAGACCAGATCAAGGACCAGCGCATTGCCGAAGCGCTGTTCAGCCAGTACGTCAACATGGAAACTACGGCAATCAAGCTGGCGCAGGCTGTTCTCGGCGTAGTAGCTGACGGCAAGATCGGTCCAAAGACCATCGATGCTATCAACGCTTACGAGCCAAACCGTTTTCTCGACCGGCTGTGCATTGCGATGGTTGCCCGTTACCACGCTATCGGGATGCGCGACAAGACACAGCGTGTCTGGTGGCCTGGATGGATTTCAAGAGCACTGAGGATAGCGCCATGAGTATCATTTCTGATCTTATGACCGGAGGCGTTGGATCGCTCGTTGAAACCGTCGTCAAAGGCGCCGGTGAACTTATCACAACGGACAAAGAGCGCCTGGCTGCCGAGAATGAAAATCACCGGCTCGGTGTCGAGGAAACCAAGGCTTACTTGGCCGATACCGCCAATGCGCGCGAAGCCAACGCCCGCATTCAAGAAAGCGCCAACGCCGGATTCCTGGCCAAGAACGTTGGCTACTGGCTTGACATCGCCATCGTCGCATCGACCATCGGTATGGTCTATCTGATCCTGTTCCGAGAAGTTCCTACCGCCAACAAGGAGCTGTTCTACACAGCCTTTGGCTCGCTGATGACCTTGTGCATGACGGTGGTTAATTTCCACCGAAGCAGCACGGCGCGCAGCCATAAGAAGGACGACACCATTCAATCGCTGAGTACAAACAAATGAGCTTCGATGCCAAATCCGGGATCATGAAAGCGATCAGCGAAACCAATGATCCAGCGATGAAGACTGTACTGCTACTGCTCCTTGGCGTGTTTGAAGAGATTGGCGGCAAGATTGATTTCGTACTGAATAACGAACACGCCCTTCGGCAAACTGTTTTGAATGGCCATGCGCTCAACCACGACCGAGACCATGAGTGGCTGGATCGTCGCATCAAGCGCGACGAACAGATGGAAGTAGTCATCGGCTGGGCCGAGAACAAAATAATGAATGAGCGCCAGGCCGAGGAAGATGCGCGCAAGGTGAAGGTTGATGTTGTTGGAAAGGTGTTTGGCTATTTGGCTGTCGCCGCGTTTACTGCTTTTCTGACCTATTTGGGAACAAGATAATGGCAGACATCAGAGACCTGACAATCCAACAAGGAAAGACCTTTAACCTACCGGTTCGCTGGGAGAACGGCGACCTTGTTATTAGCAAGCCTATTACCGCTATCTCGCTTGACTTCGGGCCTCCGCGACTGACGGTTGATACAACAGGGTTGCCGAATGGATGGCGTACTACAGTCAATCGCGCGAAGGGGATGATACAGATCAACGCAATAAATAACCCGCCGAGAGATTCAGACTATCGCCATGCTACGGTAATCAATGCGACGACCATCGAATTCAACGGCGTCACCCCGACTGATGATAATGGGCGCGAGTGGCCCGCGTATACTGATGGCGGATTCCTCGAATACAACGCACCGTTTGATCTGACGGGATACACGGCACGTATGAAGATCAAGGATAAGGTAGGCGGTACAGTGCTGGCCTCTACCGATGCGCTCGATGCGCCGAAGAACGTGCTGGCTATCGCTATCGACAACGCAACCAAGACGATCACGCTGTCCATACCGGCAACGGCTACCGACGACTTTACATGGAAAACCGGCGTCTACGATCTCGAAATGGTCAGCGCCAGCGGCGTTGTCACAGCGATTCTAAGTGGCAAGGTCAGTGTCACAAAAGAGGTGACAACGTGAGTTCAGGGCAGAAAGCTGCCACCGTTGAACAGATCAATGCCCTTACCGAGTGGTTAATGCAGCGTGGTCACGGCAGCGACATCATGGCGCTCGACCGACGTGGTTTGGATTTCCTTCTCGAAAAGCACCTGCCGACGATGGGTCTGCGCATCTTGCCCGACGACGAGCAGATTGGTAACGGTCGCGTGTATCTGGGGTTGGCATTCTGATGTTTGCACTTTTCCACTATCTGTTCTTGGTCTTCGGTTTGATTGGCTGGCTGTTCGTTGTGCTGACCAGCATCGGCCTAGCGGTTAATGGCAAGCAGTGTGCCATTGCCCTCGATCAGTTCGTCGGAACCTGCATCATTGTTGGCCACATGGCTGATGAAACGATCAGCGCGTGGGCGCACCGCAAGCAGCACAAGAGAACGGAACGCCTGATCAACTTCATATTCCGCGACCCGAATCACTGCGCCAAAGCCTATATCAGCGAGATGCGCGGCGATCAAAATGCACCGGAGTACCACCCATGAACTACACCGTCCAGAACCGCACCACAGGCGAGGTTGTTTATGCGTACAACGGAGACACCGCCGTTGATTGGCCAGAATACCCGTTCGCTGAGTTCAACCATATTCCGCAGCCGCCAGCCGGCCCATTGCCACCGCCGCAACGCCGGGTGACGAAGCTGGAATTCGTCGGGCGTTTAGGCGCGGATTACATCCCGTTGCTGGTCTTGTCGAAGACGAACGTTGGTATCGAAGCCTTCATGAAGATGATCGATTGGGCAACGCCTGATCCAAATGGCACCAGCCTTGACCTCAATGACCCGCGCCTCGTAGGTGCATTGAATCAACTTGAGCAGAGTGGCGATCTGGCCGCTGGCCGCGCCGCTGAGATTCTGGCGTAATGACTACCGTCAACTCTCTTGTCTGTTGGGGCGGGCTGACCGGAAAGGCTGTGACACTGACCATTGCCAATCCCTGTGTTGCTTCGTCGACCGGGCACGGTGTTCGGGATGGGCTGGCAATGGTCTTTTCGACAAGCGGTGCGCTGCCAACTGGAGTAGTGGCAGGAACCACGTACTACGCGAAAAAAGTAGACGTAGACACGTTCAATCTCTACGACACCAAGGCCCACGCGATAGCTGGCGGGGCCACGGGCAGGGTAGACACATCCGGCTCTCAATCCGGCACGCATACAGCAAAGTCTGATCTGATTGTCAATCCATCCATTCGCCTTGCTGCTTATGGATTATCCGACTTGACGCGGTGGGGCACATCCGGCTCCGAACGAATCTATGATGGCATACGCTCATGGAATGCTGCACGGGTCGGCGCGTTGGCCACCGATGAAGAGGTTTGCGAACTTGGTGAGGGCTTCATTGAGCGTGATGCCTTCATTGGGAATTACAGCAACTACAAAACTGAGATCAAAGTCCCTGCTGCCAAACTGACCATCACCAGCCACCTAAATGGCAAGCGTAGCGAGGGGTTTCATGGTGGGAGATTCGATCAGGGGTTTGCTTTCATTACCGCGTATTACGG